TTTATTTGATTTTAATATTAGCATATGATATATTTAAATAAGATTACGCATAAACCAAATTCTATTTATAAATCAATAAGAAAATAATAAAAGTTAGATATTCTATTTAAAGATATCTAACTTTTATTATTTTTATATAGCTTTAATTGTTTTGTAGCTTGTTCTATTTTTTTATATGATATAATACAATATATTAGTATTTTGGGAGACAAATATGTATAAATGTTATGAATCAGATAATCCTTTCAAAATGAGGAAAGGTGAAAAAATAGTTGATTTAGATAAGTATGTTCAATTTTTAAAGGAAAATAATATTCCTTTTACTCAAGAGCAGTATGAGGAAGAAAAAAAGAACATGGATAAATAAAACAAAATAAAAAAGGCTAGTAAGTAAGATTTTATATATCCTACCTACTAGCCTTTAGTAATTATAAATTTAATAATTTTCTCCAAGTGCCTTGTCCAACTATACCATCTACTGAAAGTCCTTTATCAGTTTGGAATGATTTCACAGCGTCAACAGTTTCATCGCCAAACCCTCCGTTTCTTTAAAAGATTAAAATAACTTTCTTCAAGTTTATTTAAGTATGATTTCCACTTATATTTTTACTTTAAATTTATTTAAAATTATCCAAGTTAATATAACTTGTGTGTTAAAAATGTGTTAATGTGTGTTATAAATTATTTACCCAAAATAAAAATGCTAGATACCAACTATTAGTACCTAGATTTTTAGATTTATTAAAATCAATAATTTTTATAAATCTATTGAATATTTTTACACAAATTGTATAATTATATTAAAAGGAGGTGTTTTTATTGAATCTATTTAAAAGTATTTTTAGTGTAATAGCTACATTTATGATTTTATTTTCAATAATATACTTTATTACTAATTTTATAATACACCTACTTTTAAGAAAAAAAGACTTTATAGTTTTTAAAAGAATATTCTTAAGTGATATAATAAGCATAGGTATTAGCCTATTTTTTATATTTAACTTTATAACAATTTACCCAAAATAAAACACTCATATTTATGAGTGTTTTATTTTTTTTACTGTGCTATTTGCTTAGGTTCATCTATTTCTAGATTATCAAAGTCAGCTTTCAACTTTTCATATAACTCCTTTATTTCCTCCGAATCTTTTATCTCTTTATTATTTACTATTTCAATATACGTGCCTATCAACTTAGGTATTCCCTCTGTTTCAAAATTTATTTCCATTCCAAAAGCATTTAAGTCAAACTTTACTCCAAATAATGCTCCATATAATAATCCTATATAAAGCATATTTTTAACTGTTCCTTTAAATGATATTGGTCCTTTAGACTGCACACTAATTTTAAGTATTAATTCATCTGAGTTAATATTAAGCTCTGGATATTTTCTAGATAATGCTTCAATCATATTTTCATTATTATTTAAAAAACTTAACATGTCTTTATAGTTAATATTATTTTTCTTATTAACTTTAAATGTATAGTATGCTTCTTCTCCCTTTATAAAGAAATTGGATAACATTCTATCTATAAAAAAGCTATAATCTTTAGCATCCACTATTGTATTATGTGAATATATAATCTTGTATAGCTGAGGATCTAATTCAGTTCTTTTAACTGTTTTTATCCACTTAACTTTTCTTCTTTTTTTTAAGACTGTTTTTTCATCAATATCGGCTTGTGTTTCATCATAAAACTCTTCTAATATTTCTTCAAATTCTTTTTCTTTATCCTCTTCAAGTAAATAAACATTATCATCAACAAGTTCTCCAAATGCTAACCATACTGATCCTTGACTAGGTATTATTACAATATCTCCTTTTTTCATAGTTTGAACAAATCTGTATATTTGTCCTCCTATATATCCTGATCTATCTTTTTCTGGATACTCTTTTTCAACTAGTAATTTTATAGTTTCTTCTTTTGCAGTATTTAAAATTTCTAAATCACTTACCTTATCCCATTCTATACCAATATAATTTTCATTATAAAACTCATTATAGTAAGTACCCTTTTGTGTTCTAACAAACCAATAATTTCTATCTTCTGGTATTAAATCTACTCCAATGAATTTTAATAATTCTTTATTTAACTCCATTTCAATCCCCCTAATTATATATATTATGTAAAATTATATCATAATTATATTTTGTACGTCTATTAATATTATATATTGGAGTATATTGTATAAATAACTTAAAATATTAAACTAATCCATACAAAAAAGCTAGTAAGTAAGATTTCTCCTACCTACTAGCCTTTAGTAATTATAAATTTAATAATTTTCTCCAAGTATTTTGACCTACAATTCCATCTGTTGAAAGTCCATAATCTTTCTGGAATTTTATCACTGCACTATAAGTAGCAGTTTCAAAATCTCCATCTGCTCCATGCTTTCCTAAATCATAACCTAAACTTATTAGTCTTTCTTGAGCTAATTTAGTTATATTACCTTCTGCACCTTTTCTTAATGTTGGGCATCCTTTTAATGTTTTATCTCCTGGATCTCCATCAACTTTTTGTTTAGAGAATCCTTGTCTATTACATTCTGTTTGTAAATCCTTTACCCATTTTTCAAAATTGAAAGAAATATCAGAATCATTAACAGCTACTAATTCATATAGCTTATCAAATGTATTAGGTCCAGCTAATCCATCAATTTTTAATCCATTATCTTTTTGGAATTGAATTAAACTTTCATAAGTACCTTTACCAAATATTCCATCTGCTCCATGTCCTCCACAGTCATATCCACAAGCAATTAATTTTTGTTGAAGTTCTAAAACTCTTATACCTACATAAGTCTTAGCTTCTGCAATAGGGTCTTTTTCTGCCACTACAGTAGTTTCTACTATTTCATTCTTTACAGTAGTGCCTGCTAATTTTGATTTGAAGTTTAACCATCTTTCCCAATTATTATTAGTCCAGTTAGGACAAATTTTTCTACTAGCATCATAGTGTCTAACAACATGATCTAAATCTATTCCGTATAAATCCATTAAATATTTACCTAATTCTAAAGCATTAGCTTCTGTAGTTTCAGAAATAAACCCTTCTGAATTACAACACATTTCTATAGAAACAGAATTTCTATTTAATATTCCATAAGCACCTTTACCATCACCGACAGCCCATGCTGAGTTATTTAAATTAACAACTTGATATATATTTTCATCATCAACAAAAAAATGTGCTGAAGCATTTCTATTACATGCATTAAAATATTTAGCATTATTAAGAGCAGTATCTCCTTTGTTTCCTGTGTAGTGAAAAATCAGATATTCAATATCACTACCTTGTCTTGAACTAAAATTATAATCTGATATCATTTTTTGAATTGTTAACATATTAAATTCCTTCTTTCTTTAAATATTTTTATAAAATTAAAAGACCATGATTACTCACGATCTCCTTTATCTGAATTAAATATTTCTAATTTATCTTTTATAATGTTTGGTAGTTCAACTCCACACTCTGCTAAATTCTCACATATTGAACCAGCTTCTTTATATATAAATAATCCTAATGTTGCATAGCTTATTAAAAAATTTAAGCCTAATAAAATATCTAGCCCCATAACAAATACTAATGCTATAAATTCAGCTATCCATCTTATAATTCCATCTCTCATTATTCTGCTTTTATAACTATTTTTATTTTTCCAAGTTTTTAATAACCCTGTTCCAAAATCTGTTCCTTTAGATAGTAAATAAAATAAAAATAACCCCAATACTCCAGTTGGTAATAAACTTAATAAACCTTCTTTAAACATTTTTCTTCCTCTTTTCTCCAATCACTTGGAATTTTAATCATAAAAAAAAGAACCTTTAGGATCCTAATTTTTTCTATGAATATATTTGATATTTTCTCACAAGATATTATTGTGAACTATTTCACCCTATGTAAGAGAATAAGATACCTCCTGAAAATAGGTTCTACTTAATGACTTATTCTCTTATTAAACTTACTTTATTCTTTCTTTTATCTTTTCTTCTAACCTTGAAACTAAATTATTAGTTTCACTATCTAACACAACAAAACTCTCTTTATTATTACTAGATACTATAGCTCCTAATTCATCTACTTCTCTTGTAGTATAAGCTATTCTATTCCCTACATTATCTTTTATTACTGCAAATCCAGTTAATATTTTTATAGTTTTACTCATCTTCTTCATGCTCCTTTAATAATAAATTTTCTAATTCAAATGTTAATTCTTTCATTAAATCTTCTTCGTCAGTTTCTATTTCATTTTCAAAACTAAATATGTCAATTTCATCACCTTGTGTTTCTATATCTGGCAGATCTAATCTATTAATTTCATATCCTTTCCTTTTTGCTTTTAATTCCCAGCTAAATTCTGTGTTTGGTTCACCTTTAACTATGAAATATGTTTTATATCTTTCTATAGATGTTATTTTCCCATTATAAATTTGAGTGAAAACATGATATTGAGCATCTGTATTCACACATTCCAAGAACACATCATCAATATCAACATAACAAACACCTTCTTCATTTATTTTGCCAAAGCCTAAATCACCAAAGTAGTATTCAGCTGTTTCATAAGCATTTATAAGCCTTGAACCATAGTTTTTTGTTTCTTGTAAACAGTTCTTACTTCCTTGAACACTTAATGATTTAGCAACTATATTAGCATTATGAAAAGTCCATCCATTGAAATTATAATTTCCCCAACTAATTAAATTATCCCCTGTACCTGGGTGGGAAGCTTCTGTAACTAGAAATCTTGCATTAAAACTTTCTCCTGATTTATATCCAAGAACAGCTCCATTGTCCCCATACATACCTAATAAATTAGATACTGTACCAGTTCCATTATTCCAAGATATTGCACCATCTATATCAGCATAGAAGTTTGTACCAGAATATAGTTTAAGCCCTTTATTTACATACATAGGTGAGTTTACATTAATACCCTTTTTATATGTTTTACTTCCTAGGGTTGTATCCTTACTCCAAAAATCCATAAAGTTATATCTACCATCACTTGATGACCACCCATTGTTTAGGTTTTCTTTGTTAATGTGGTTAAAACTTATATATTCCCCTTGTTTGGCTAGGTTTAAGTCAACCCCATTTATGTCCTTATTGCTAGTGAAAGAGGTAGTTTCCATTCTCAATAACTGTTCATTGTTATGAGCAGATTGGAAGGTTAATCCTCCATAGTCTAATGAAACATACATATTCCCTTTTTGACTTTTCACAGTACCTGTAATATCTAAATTACCATTACTATCCCCTCTTAGCACTGTTGCTCCTGAGTTATTCTTAACAGTTAAAGCCCCATTATTAATTGTAACTCCTGAAGCATCAATAACAGTTGAACCATTGTAAATTTCATCAGGGTGGGGTGACCAAGGCTGTTCTTCCCCTTCATTCAGCATTAAAGCACTCCAATGAACTCTATTACTGTTAGTTCCTGAAGAATTATATCCATTGTTATCAATTCTTATATACCCACTAATAACACTTGCTGGTGTTGTGAAGGTAACACTAAACTTCTTCCAACTACCTGAAGTGTTTTGAGAACTAATCAATGTTTGAGCATTTGTGTAACTTGTTCCAGTATCACTTTGGGCAACTGATGTTGATGATAAAAGAAATACATCAAAGCTTGGGCATTTAGTAAAATTATGAAACCACCCACTTAAAGTATATTTTGTATTAGCTTTTAGTTTAAATCTTTTACTAAATGCAAAACTTTCTGTGGTTTTAGTTCCATTATCTAAATACATATACATATTAGTTGCCCCACCAATATTATTATTGGTTGCTGTTCCCATAGTTGCTCCACCACTAGTCCAAAGTTTAGTTCCATTGTAACCAGTACTGTTGGCTATTAAGTTATAACCACCACTAGCTTTGAAACTAGCTGTAATGTTGTTAGCTGTTTGAGTTAAGGAAGATTTTGTTGCATAAGTGCTTTCTACATCAGCCTTTTTTGCATAAGTGCTTGAAACAGTATTTGTGATACTATCCTTTGCAACCTGAATTGCTGAATTCATCTGTGCTGTAGTTGAATAACTCTTTAACTTTTCAGTTGTTGTTGCATTTGCTGAATTGATTGCTTCAGTTTTCTTTGTATCTGCATAAGATTTTGATATGTTAACAGCTTCAGTTTTAGCTGTATTAACTTTTGATGTAACATTTGTTTTAGTTTCATAAGTTTGGGAAACTCCTAAGTTAATACTATCCTTAGCAACATTAATTTTAGAATCAGTTTCTGTCTTAGAATAAGTTTCTGACTTGGCATACACATCACTTTTATTTGCTTTTGAATCAATTGAAACTGTAACATCTTCAGGTGCTGGTGTCCAAGAACTTGCTTTTGTTCCTTCCTCAACCATAAATTCTTCAATAATAACTGTATATGTGTTATTAGAGAGCATTTTATTGGGTTGAAAATAAGTTTGGTTAACACCTGCACTACTATCAACAAGAGTTGAAGGAGTAGTATATTCCATTCTTACTTTATGAGAAAGTCCATCATCAAAAACTGAAGTATTAATAACATTACCAATATTTCCAACATAGATATCATCAATATAAATTCTTGTAGAGTTAAGATTTTGTCCATTATGGAAATGTATATTTTCAACAGTATCTTTTGTACAAGTCATGTAGAAGTGGACTATATATTCAGAGTTTTCCTTATATTTAATAAGCTTATCAAAATAGAAACCTCCATCTCCATTTCCAGTAGGTCTTGTCAAAATCAATTTACCATTCTTTACATATTCAGCTAAAACTAATGTAGAACTACTAAAAGGTTTTATAGTTTCTTTATAAGCAAGGTTTCTGCCACCAATTTGAATCTTGCTTACTGCTGTTGAAATTTTATTTTCAACATTTGATTTAGTTTCATAAGTGTTTTTAACACCAAGCTCAATACTATCTTTAGCAACCTTTATTGCAGAATCAGTTTGAGACTTTGTGTAAGTTTCTGACTTAGTATAAACATCAGTTTTATTTGCTTTTGTTCCAATTACTGAATCAATATCTTCAGGTGCTGGTGTCCAATCTGTAGCTTTAGTCCCTTCCTCTATTTGTACCTTGGATATATAAACAGTATTAGTATCAATACCATACACAAAAGGCTTCATATAATAAACATCTTGTGTATTTGGTGTTTCAAATACAACCCAAACCTTTGTCCATTTATTTGCTTCTAATTTTCCACTTGCAGAAATAACTTTTTCTAAATGCTGTCCACCTGTTTCAGAAGTGTTTAACCACATGTGTAGTGGATTAGAACTATTTACTATCATACTTCCACTAGACTTCATCATCATGCTATATACATAAGTTGTATTTCTTTTTAATTTGATAAATGAATTATATTGAATACCTGAATATCCAGTAACTTTTATAGTTTTTGTACCATCAATAAAAGTTCCTTCTACCTTGCCAATTCCACCACTATTGCCTATCCAATTACCTAAACCATATTGGTCTATATTACTTTTAAGAAATAAATTTCTTCCACCAATTTGAATTCCATCAATCTTATTTGTTAATGTTGTTGTAATATTTGAAAGTTTATTTTCAACATTAGTTTTAGTTTCATAGTTATTTGAAACAGATAGATTGATTTCATCTTTGGCAACTTTGATTTTAGAATCTGTTTCTGTTTTGGTATATGTTTCAGATTTTGTATAAACATCAGTTTTTGAAGCTTTTAAATCAATCTTATTATTAAGTTCAGTTTTTGCTGAATTAACTTTGCTATCAGCATCTTTTCCAGCTTGGACAATTGCTTCAGCCTTTTTATTATCAGCATAATTATTTGCTGAAGTGATTGCTTCTGTCTTTTTAGCATCTGCATAAGATTTTGATGTGTTAACAGCTTCTGTCTTAGCTGTATTAATCTTAGAAGTAACATTAGTTTTAGTTTCATAAGTTTGGGAAACTCCTAAGTTAATACTATCTTTAGCAATATTGATTGCAGAATCAGTTTGAGCCTTTGTATATACTTCTGACTTGACATACACATCAGTTTTATTTGCCTTTGTCCCAATTGCTGAATCAACATCCTCAGGGGCTAATGTAAAGTCTGTAGCTTTACTTCCTTTTTCAAGTTTTAATTTAGATACATATATTAATCCATTAGCACTTATACTTAATAATAATGCTCCTGCTTTATAAGAATCTTTAGTAACTTTTGATGTTACTGAAAATTTAGTCCAAGTATTTTTTTGTATATTAGCATACTTAAACACACATAAGTCTTCAAAGCTAGCAGAACTATTATAATAATTTCTAAATGCAAATTCATTTGAACTCCCTGTTAAATTAATAGAACTATCCACATACACCCAACCAGACAATGTAATATAGTCATTTGCTTTAAGTGATAACCTAGAAAGGTCTATTGTTTGTGATCCTTGATACCTTGCATTACCATTTGCAAAATTATTTCTTGTAATTTTAAAAGAATTACACCCTTCTACTTTTTTATTAGTATCTAATACAACATTTGACCAATAATTTGTATTTCCTAAATTACCTGTTGCATTTAAAAGTGTATTTCTTCCACCTATTTCAATAGAATCAATTTTACCAATTAACTCATTTTTCATAGTAGTTAATTCAGTTGAGTTAACTTTTAATGTTATTTGATTTTTTAACTGCTCAATACTTGATCCTTGTGTAGATACTTTAGAGTTTAATCCATCTATTAAATTAGTATGACTACTAACTGTACTCTTAGTTCCTTCAAGATCTCTTTGAATACTATTAACTTTAGTATCAACACTTGTAATATTACCTGTTAATTCATTTATCTTTGTTGTATGTGTTCCTATTGTACTATTAATAGAATCAACTTTAGAAACAGTTCTATTATAATCATCTTTAAGTAAAATAGTTTTACCATCTTTAACTATTTGAGTATTATTAATAGCTGTATTTATTTGTCCTTGCATTACTCCTATTGTAGTAGAATGATTTTCTATTAATAACTTAGCATTATCAGCCTGATTTTTAAGAGAATTAAAAGCTACTTCTAAGCTTTGTCCTACAAAATCTATTGCCACTTTACTAGCTTTAATTAACTGTGTATTAGTATCTTTGTTAAGACCAGTAATAAGAGAACTATAGTTTATTTGCTTTTCTCCTATAGCATCTGTAGCAACCATATTCCCTTTTATTAGATTATCAGCTATAGCCTTTTCCTTAATTCCAGTATGGTCTATAAGTGTTGTAGTACCATCTTCTCCACGCAAAATAAAGTTAAAATTCCCTTTTGCATCTTGTCCCATCTGAATTCTAACTTTATTATTTTTATCTTTAAATTGTTGAGTAGCTCCTACAATTTCAATTCCACCATTATCACTTACTATTCTAAATTTATTAGTAGAAATATTACCAGCATTAATTTTAGAAACATCTAAATTAGCTATCATGGCATTAGTAATAAATCCATTTGCTATTGTTAACTTATCACTTGTTATTCCTCCAGCTTGAATATTTTCACTTGATAAGTTCCCATTTACAAGTGTTTTTATATTTGCTAGTTCAGAGTTAATTATATTAATATTACCAACAACTGCATTTAATTCTGTTATATCTGCTTTATTTATTAATGCATTATTAATTTTCACATCATTTGCTATTAAATTTTGTATATTAGCATTAATTGCGTTTAAATCTGATATATGAGCAACATCAATTATAGCTTCTTCAATTTTCGCAGTTTTAGCTTCTAATATTTGAGTTCTAATAGATACTGCTTCTACATCTTTAATGTTAGCTTTTTCTATTAATGCTTCTTTAATTATTGCTTGTTCTATTACAGCTCTATTAACTTTGTTTGTAGTACTCCCAGAACTTGAAAAATTATTTTTATTTTTACTTTCTCCCTTTGCTCCTATTTCAGAAGTAAGTCCACCAGTATAACTAATCTTTTGACTTAATATAGGTATCTTTCTTATAACATTTTTTATATCTGTTACAGTTACAATATCGTAAGGATCTAAGGATAAATCTCCTTGCCATTTCATAGAATAACCTAAATAAGATAATCCATTTAACTTATTATATACATCATTTAATATAGTTTCAGTTACCCAAGGATTTTCAAATCCCAACTCCATAGAATCAGTTCCAGTTGAGCCTTTATATAAAATATTATTTTCATCTATTTGACAAGAAATTTTACCTATTTTATATTTCACTTCTTCTCTCTTATAATCAAAATAATTATTGCCATCTATAGATTTTTTAATTTCACTTAAACTTTTAATAGTAAACTTACCATCTCTAGTTATAACAGCATTACCACCACAAATACTTGCTACATACGAAAGAACTTCTCTACAAGTAAAGCCTTCCAACTTACTCACTGTGTAATTTGGAAGGCTTCCTATAAATTCTATTCCTGTTATTTTAGATAGCTCATTAACTACTTGTTTTAACGTTGGCTTATCTCCTAAAATAGAGAAATAAGGAGTTTCAAATTTTATCATGTTATCATAGGCTGTAAATTTAGTTGTATAATCAGTTTTTTCAATATCATCTATATTGAATATACCCATTAATATATATTCAATTTTAGCGGCTATTTTTAAACCTATTTCAACTTTAATTTGGCTTGTACTATAAATAATATCTCCTCTATTTAAAAGTGTTAAATCTAAACTTTGAGATATTGTATTTCCTATTGCAAAACCTTCTTGTGGTTGAGTATACTCTAAAGTTAAGTTAACTAAATCCTCATTAGTATAAATATTATTTCCTATTGTAATTTTACATTCAAATGACCTGGAAGGTTTATTTATTTCTAATTTATAATCTGCTGTTGTATTTTGCATTTTAACCCTCCTTATTTTTTATTAATCATTTATCATAAAATCTATTGTCATAAGTTCAGATGGAGAAATATTATAATCAGAATTTAATAAATCATCTAACTGGATCATGTGTATATCTATTTCATTTTCTATATATAACAACTCTTTTATATCTCTATTATAATCTTCAATGTGTTCTTCTTTTAAAGGTATAATACCATTTTCATTAACATTTAATTTTCCTTTTTCATCTTTTTCCCCATATTTATTAATTAACTTAGCCTTTTCCTTATTGTAAGCTTCAAGCTCTACATTTATTTTATTAATATTCTTTGTAATTGCATAAGCTACTTTAACTGGTAATTTAGCATTACTTAATTCTCCTAATGTATTAATTGTGTTTACTATTCTTTCATTGCTTAAAGTTAATTTCATAATTATTTTCCTGCCTTTCTTATCTTTGTTACTTCTTCTGTAGATTCAGATTTTAATAATTCATCTTCCAATTTATAAACTTGTTCCTCAAATGATGTGATATCAGCTCTAACCTCAACTTTATTAGAATTATACAACTCTTGATTGGTTATAGTTTTATTTACATTTGCACCTGCTCCACCATCACTACTTATAGTTGCACTCATCCATGCAACTTGTACTCCATTAACTAAACTTGCCCCACTTAAAGTTATATTTTTATCTACTTTTAACATTATTAATCATCCTTTCTATTTCTCTATAAAATTCATTTTTAAGCCACTCCACTTAACTTGTTTAGTTTTTGTATCATAAACATATGCAGGAGCTGTTCTATCTCCTACATACATTGTTTTAGTTACTGTTCCTTGTTGAGGATCTGGAAAAGTAACTGTAAAAAAAACACTACTTACTGCTATAAGTAATGTTGATATTTCTCTTTGTGTTAATGGTGACCATTCTAAAGTTATTTTTCTTTTGACTCCTATTCTATCTCTAATCATTTCACCATTTGCATTACGATTTGATTCTCCATCTAAATCACTAATTGTAACTTCAAATGATTTAGGAGTAGCAATCGCTACTCCATTAATACTAAGCATATTACCACTCCTTATTTATACTGGAATTAATGTAATTCCACCTTGTCTTTGCATTTTTCTTAATTGGTTTAAAGCAACTTTTCCTATAATTGAGCCATCTATTTGTAAAATTAAATCTCCACTCATTGAATTATCGTTGCTATTTCCTCCACTCACTGGCATTCTATCTGCTACTTTAGCTGCTAAATCAGTTATCCATCCTGTGTTGTTCTCTAAAGGCATTACTGCTTCCTTACCAGCTTCCCCTACCATAGCTATAGTAGGAGCATCAACTATACCACCTTTTGCAAGTTTAGGTATTGTAGGAATATTAATTCCCATTCCACCAAACCCAGGTATCCAATTTGGCAATTTAATTTTATTTAATCCTCTAATCATTGCATTTATTGCATCTATAATAGCATTTAATGGTTTCTTAGCAATATTAGTTAATCCATCAAATATACCTCTAAATATATTTTGTACTCCCTGCCAAGCTTTTTGCCAATTTCCAGTAAACACTCCTACGATAAAATCTATTAATCCACCAAACATAATTTTTAAACTTTCTAAAATAGGCTTGATATAATTACCTACATTTCTAAATGCCTGTATAAACTCATTTCCTAACCAATTTATAACTGGTTTTAAGCAATTATTCCATATTACAATAAGTATTTCACCTATTTTCTCTATTGTAGGCTTCCATGCTTGCCATATTTCATTAAGTCCATCAATTATCTTTTTAAGACATTCACCTAAAAATTTAACTACTGGAGCTATGCAATTGGTCCACAATGACATTGTTACTTTTACTATATTATCTACTACAGTACACCAAGCATCCCATAACAAAAATAATATAGGTTTAAGTACTGTAACTAAAAAGTCACCAACTAATTTTAATGCTCCCATAATTGCCTTAAAATATGGTGTTAATGCACTTACTAAAGCATTCCATCCATTAATTAAGGCATTTCTAAAACTATCACTGGTTTGCCATAGATATAAAAAAGCTGTTGTAACAACTGCTACTGCTCCTGCTATTAATGCTGCTGGAGTTGTTAATGCTAATCCAGCCAACCCTAAAGCTGTTGGTATTAATTCAATCCAGCCAATTACACTTGCTATTGCTCCAGTAATTGCACCCCAATTTCCTGCAATAAAAAATGCTATTATTCCAGAAACTAATCCCCCTATAATGGATAATATAATTTCTTTATGCTTTTTTATGAAATTTGAAATATTTTTAAAAATATTTCTTACTTTATCAGCAAATACTTCAACTTTACTTAGTAATCCATCAGTAGCTTTCTCTTGTTGAGAAAAATCCCAATCATCCATTCCAATATTACCAATTCCAGAACTATCACCAGATCCACTATCACTATCTGAACCAGTTGAGCTAATAGTATTTATTTCATCAATTCCCATTAACCCCTTTATTTCTTTAGCTGCTTTTTTGGCTGCACTTCCAACTCCACTAGTTGAATTGCTTAAATTATCCATTGCATTAGTTGCACTTGATACATCAGAAGCTACAGCTCCTATACCTGAACTTGAATCACTCTTTACACCAAATAATCGTTTCATAAATGCACTAAATACATTAGCCAGTTGAACTAATTTCCCCATAATTGTATTTATCACTTTTATTACTGGAGTTAATGCTGCAATAAATCCTTGTCCTAAACTTGCCCTCAAACTATCAAATTGTAATTTTAATATTCTTACTTGATTGGCCCATGAATCACTTGTTCTAGCAAAATCTCCCTGTGCTAAAGATAATTGTTGTTGAACAAAAGCGTATCTTAATGCAACCTTTTCTTGTTCTGTCATTTTAGCTGTAGTTTTTCCATAACCATTTGCTAATGCAAATTGATCTAATGCAGTTTGTGTCATTACTACTCCTAAATCTTTTAATGATTCAGTTTCGCCTGTAAATACTGATTTTAATTTAGTATAAGCTTCTCCTTGTGTAATATTATAAAACGAAGCTACATCTCCAGCTAATCCAGTAAGTGTTGTTGACATTGCATAAGCTTCACTTTCTACAAACCCGAAGGCTTTTGCCATTGCTCCAAATGTTCCAGTGTATTGTTTAGCCATTGTTTCACTTAAACCAAATTGAAAAACTGCATTTTGAGCAAAATTATTTACTTGCTCATTCATTTTACTAAAAGTAACATCTACTACATTTTGTACTTCTGCTAAATCACTTCCTAAATCAAGGCATGCTGATGTAAATTCAGTTATTTTTTTTATTGCAAATGCTCCAGCTAATATCTTCCCAGCTTTACTTGCTATATTAGTTATTCCTCTCATTTGCCTATCAAATTGATTTTGATTAACAACTAAATCTAAACCAATTTGTCCTACACTTTCTGTTGACATATCTCACCCCCTTAATGAAAAACTAAAACACCTAGAATAAACTAGGTGCTTACTTACTATTGGCCATTGAGATGAACATATTTTTAAATGCATTCATTGCATCTTCATAACTTTCTTTGTCAACATTCTTAGATTGTCTTCTTTTCCAATCACTTTGTATTCTTTTTTGATCTTTAGTAAATCTTTTTATTATTTCTTTATCCTTTTCGGCTCTAATTGAAATAATTTGCCCTAATGGTGTATCTGGCATAAGTCCACTAAGTAAAGTTGCAAATTCACTCCATGTCATATCCTGTTCATTTCTCAACCTTATTCCATATTGCTTTGCAAAACTTGCTTCTATTAAATCATAATCCTCTAATAGATCATACCAAGATTCTTGCTTATCTTTAGCTGGGTGTATTAAAATTCTTTTCTACTTCTTCATAACTTTGGTCAGAAACTCCAGCCATAATACCTATAAATAAAACTTTATAATCTGCAAAAGATAATTCCATGTTTTCAATTTCTTCAAAAGCACTTTGGCCTAATGCTAATTTAACAGCCTTATCCATTGCTTCTAATTCATTTTTATTATTTTGCATTTCTTGATTAATTAATAACATAGTATTTTTGCTATTATTAATTTTATATTCCTTTCCTTCTGCAATTTTTATTACTGGTTTATCATTACTTAATTTCTTTGAAATATCTATCATACTCATTTTTTATTCCTCCGTACTAATTGTTGGCTTACCATTTGAAAGCACTTCAAACTCTAATGCTCCTACATTTGTTGCGTCCCCAGAACCTACATTTGTAACATTAACTATACAATCAAATGATACTTTTGTTCCATCTGGAAATATCCATTCAAATTTACTCTCTAAATCTTGTGCATTTTTAAATAATAATCCTGCTACATAATCATTCCCATCATCTCCAACACACCTTTTACCACTTAATGAAATAGAAAATCCTTTTCCAGTTGACATTCTTCTAGTCCAACCTTCTTGGTCTAAAGCCGACCATTCTTCGATATTGTTATCCATAGATAATGAAAATGTTTCTAAATCTTTAATAGTTTTCATATCTGTTGGTTGAGTACTAGCAGCACCCTTTATACCTATTTTAAATTTATTTTGGTGTACTGGATAAACTCCACTTTCTACTTTAGACATTATCACTCATTCCTTTCATAATAAAATTCTATATCTATAACTCTTTCATATATTCCTTTTTCATCTGTTCCCACATCTATAGGCTCATTTGTATTTAACTTAATCATTTTTATTCTATGATTATTAATAACTACACTATTTTGCTTTAATATCTCTTCAAATAATCTATATGAGAACTCTTCTGTTTCCCTTGCATTTAAATTCCAATGTATAAGTACAGTAATTGCTTTTACTTCATAAGAAGAGTTTTCTCGCCCTCCTAGTGCTATTCTAGGAGATATAGTATTTTTACCTTGATATACTCCAATTGATTTATTATTCTTATTATCAAGCTTTCCTATATAATAGTTATCTGCTTTATTTTCAAGAGTTTTTAACCAATTTCTTATATCTGCTAAACCTAACATCAAACCCCTCCTAATCTTTTATAAAACTCTTTAAAAGTCTTTTGGCAGAAGTCCTTTTCATTTCCATCAATCCACTCTTCATACCATTTACCTTTTGCATTTTTATTTTCACTAGTATTGAAATTGTATTCTGGATGATAATAAAGCCTTCTTGCATAAGGAGTTGATGATACTAACGTACAAGTCCCTTTTGAACTATTACTATAATCAACAAAGGTACTTTCATTTTGTAAAGTACCTCCTTGATAAATAACTCTAGTTTTTGTTTTGCCTTTATACTCTTTCCCATTTTTAGCAAATTGCCCTCTAACGCCATACTCCTTATATATTTCTTTTTTTGTTTCTCCAAATGGAATTACCTGTGCTTGCACTACTTCTGTATGTAAAGCTTCTGCAGTCATTTCTAAAGCTTGTATTTGTGCTCGTGTTAACTGTTTAATTCTTTGTTGATTAATTATTACAGTACTTGTTGCTCTTGCCATATTATTAATTCAACTCCAACTTTGTATAATTTACTGTGCTATCTGGATTACGAGCTTTCTCACCTTTGTATATATTTCTTTTAATACCAAGCACCTCAACTTCCCCAGATGATATAGAAAAAATCTCAGGAGCAATATCTCCTGGTATCAATACTGTTCCTTCTATTCTTACAAGCTTCTGCTCTGCTGTTAAAACTGTTTTGGCTTTATCTTGATAATTACATTTAGTATCAATTTCAATAGCTTTTAAAGGCTCACCATCTTCACTTATTCCTTCTTGAAAAACAATAACTTTAATTGGAGTTTTACAAAACTTTTTAGGTACTAAACATGGATATTTCATAATTAAAACCTCCTAAAACTTAATGAACATAATCCTGTTTGTTTTAATGTTTCATATAACTCTGTTGGTATTGCAACACCTTTTATTAATTGAACATTCCAACTGCCCCCAAAGTTCATTGATACTCCATTAATACTATAACTAGATAATACATTTTCAATAAGTTCTGCATTTTCATACTCAAACTCTGCTAATTCACAAGTTACTTCTTTAATAATATCCTTTTGAAAATCTGTTAATTTTTCAAACCCTAAACCCTTAATCCTATTAAAAGTTAATGTGTCAATATGCCTACTTGCTTTTCTTAATGATTTATCTATGTTACTATCATCTATTTCATTACCTTTAAAGATATCTGTATAATATGCTTTATCTACATATGACATATACTCACATCCTTAAATTAAAAGAAGGATACTATTGAGCACCCTTCTTTAATTCCTTATTTTCTTCTTTTAATTTTTTATTTTCCTTTTCTAACTTTAAAGCCTTTTCCTCTAAAGTTTTATACTCTCCATATGAAACTGATTTGCCAGCTCCATACTCTATTATGTTTCCTGCATCATCTGTTATGTCATAACCTTGTGCTTGATACATATCTTTTTGAGTTTCATCTATTGTATAAACCTTATTTCCTTTTGTTGCCTTCATATATTATTCCTCCTATTTATTCAGCTTCTGCATTAATAGCAATACCACAAGCTTTATTTTTTATTAAGAATGTATCACCATACTCTCTAGTTTGATATACATACTTATCTGCTGTTCTTGAATCTGTACCTGGAGTAAATAACTTCATATATGCATATTTACTTCTAGTTACTTGGCATGATGGATGAATAAGTATCATATATATTTGTTTTGCATCTGCCGCCGGGACACATCCATTAGTAAAATTATACTTAGTTTTCATTCTTCCAGATGGAACTTTTTCTATATTTACATCATCTAAAGAGTAAACACTTCTATCAATTTTCCCATTATTTGAATTAACATCAATATTTCTTGTTAATCCTTCTGCTCGTTTAAGCATCTTGTGAATTGATGGAATAACATAAAGTATTCTTCCTTCACTTGGAACTCCTGCATCATCCATTTTCTCCATTTGGTTATCAAACCACTCTAAAATATTAGCTGTAGTTAATGTTGTAGTATCTATTACTGCTCCATTTGCAGTGTAAGTCTTAGCTTCTGAATATAACTTAGAATATCTATAAGAATCTCTTTCTGGAATAGCTTGTTCTGTTTCAAAAACATTTTGAACATTTGCTACTTCTATAACCAAATTAGTTTGATCTATATCCATTGGATCTAAAGCGAATTCTATATCTCTATCATGTGCTAATTTCTTTGGTTCCCATTCATTAGATATGCTTCCAGTATTAAATCCCATATTTGTTCTACTATGATCTTTATATCCACTAACTGTGATATTAGGTAATTTAATAGTTTGTGCATTAATAAATTTAACTTGTGGATTAGATTGTTCTAATGCATAAGATGTTAGCTCCTTTGCATATTTTTGTTGTAATGCTTGTTCAAATTGTTCAGCATAATTGTATACCGTCATATTTCCATCTCCATTTCTTATTTTTAATTAATTATTTAATTCCAAATGCCCTTGCTATTGCATCATTTGGATTTACTTTTTGTTTTGTGTTATTAGCCCCAATTATAAAACCATTTTTATTTTGTTCTGGCTCTTGTTGTTGTCCTTTAAAAGAAGGATATTTTTCTAACAGCTTATCAATAGCCTGTTCCATGGTTAAATCATCATTAAGCATAGACTTAGCTAATATAACTACATCATCTACAGAAGTTGATGCAACTCCTTTAGATAAACAAGTTACTTTTGTTTCAGCTAATAAAGCTCTTTCTTCAGCTGCAACTCTTGCCTTTTCAGCATTAGTTAAAGCTTCATTTTTCTTTTCTTCTTCTGTTTTTTGACTTTCTTGCCATTGCTTAAAAGCCTCTAACTCCTCTTTAGATGGTTGGTCTTTCTTTGCTCTAGCAACTCTTTCCTTTACTATTTTGTCTAACTCCTCTTGAGTAAAAGTTTTAGGCTCTTCACCTATTCCTTCCCCAGCTTCTGGATCACCTTCATCTCCTGATGGATTTCCTTCTCCAGCAATCCCAGCTCCTCCATCTGCTTGAAGTAATCTTCCCACTCCTAGCCTTTTTCTTAAATTACAACTTGTTATAAACATAACTTCCCTCCATTTATAGTCTGTAGACTTTTATTTCCTTACACAGTTTTAGGCCTTAAGCAAGTTTTGGGCATAATAAAAGCACCTACTTATGTAAGTGCTAATTATCTTTGCTTTTTCCAAATTTCTTTTTTATTCTTATACTTCATCTTGTTTTCATTATCAAAACTTCTATTTTCAAGATTAGTGTATTTTTTAACTTGTCTTTCTATATAATTTTTCCACTGTTGCTCATTGTATAGTCTTATATTTTCTTCTTGTTGCTCTTTAGTAGTTCTTTTAGGTTTAGAAGTTATTCCCTCAAAATATGTTGTATGACTATCTCTACAATTAGGGTGATATAATCCTTTTTCTATAGCCGAACTAAGTAATGGATATGGTCCATCTTTAGAACTTCCACCACTCCATACATCATCAATATATATTTTACCTTGATGTGGTGTACATTTATGGCAACCTCCACCTCTACTTATCACTATAACTGTACTTATTCCCCACTCTTTTCTCTTATCTCCTTCCCCTTGAAGGTAAGCTCTTTTATTTGATGTTCTAATAGCCATATCAACATAACTTACAACATTAACTCTAGCACCATTTTTATATTCTATACAATTAATACCGTTGGCCATAAAATCTCTACTTGCCATATCAATAGCTTTTTCTATGGTTCCAGCACCAGTATTGGCATATATTTGAGCATTAAATATTATTTTTCTATATTGATCATTAGCCATTCTTAACATAGCTAATTGTGCTTTCTTGAAATCTTTCTTAGTAGCTTTAATTAATGCATTAAGTTTTCTATCATTTATTCTAAAAAACTTAGCATTTAAAGTAATATTCTTTTTCTTTCTTTTTTTTAATATATAACCTTCTCTTAATGCTGATAATATTTCAATTTCTTGTTGCATATTGCCCTGTTTATAGGCTTTTTCTAATACTTCCTCTATCTGTTCATTAATAGTTGAAAAATATCCTTTGAATTTCTTTATATTATTACTTCTATACTTTTCTAATGCCTTAAGTTGCTCTGCTTGCCACATACTCCATTCAAAACCTTCTGTTTTTTCCCAATCAGTATGTCTTTTAATATTTCCAAGCATAGAGTTTATTAATTCTTCTTCTATCTTTTGAAATGCTACAACTATATCATAATCTTTATCCATTGCTATATACCTTATAGCCTTGCTCTTTATATTTCCTTATTTCTTCTTTTAATTTAGTTTTTGAAGGTAATATATCTCTTTTCATTTCAATGATATTATGTTTCTCTACTGCATATATACCTAACTTTACATGTTCCTTTGCAATATCAAATAATCCTTTAAGCTTCTTCTTGTCCATCTGGTATACTCTGTTGTTTATTATTACTTTCTTCATCTAAATCTCCTCCTACAAAAGGTTCCTCCATAGTAATAATTCCATTTTGCTCTTTTATTCTTTTAACTTCTTCTTCTTTCCATTTAGCATCTTTACTATCACCCCACATTTCCTCAACCTTTGCTTCTATAGACATTGGTGTATTTGGATTAGATAGTGTTTCAACAACTGCCTCAAATGAAGGTGATGCATATTCTCCAAAACTTATTTCTACTTCTAAATCATTAATACTTTGGTTTAAAGAAGAATCATAAGCCTTAAATATTACATCAACTAATCTAGGTAACATTTCAGTTAATGCATCTATAATAGCTTGTCTTGAATAAAGGGTTGTCTTTTCTTTTTCTCTTTGAGCTTCTGCATTATCTAACTTTTTATTATCAATTCCTAATGTTGATGGAGAAATTAATCCTTGTAAACATAGGTCTAAAGCTGTAACATAAGTTTGAAGATAAGATTCTGTTGGTATACCCGGTTGTTCAGTAGTGATTTTACTATCTGCATTTTCCTTCATACTCTTATCGGTTTGAATAAACCTATTATCAAAGTAGTTAGGCTTCATTATTTCTCCAGTCTTAATATCCCTAGGCAATAAATCATCTGGTATATATGTTTTTGCTCTTCCTGCTCTTAATGCATCTATCCATTGACTCCAGGTTTCATCTAAACTATCAAAGTTATCTGTTTTACCATCAAATATACTTTGTCCTCTACCTTCCCATTTCTCTGACTCATAAATCATATATGGTACAGCCATGTTGAAAGATTTATCAAATGTTACATCTGCTAATTCTTCAGTTTGTGGAATAGTATTTAATGCTACTTCATTATTGTTAATAAATAGTTTATATGTTATATATCCATAACCGTAAGTTTCTTTTAAGTTGTATACTTTTGTATTATGTTTATAAACGGTATTAAAGATAATTTCTTTCATACGCCCTCTTTCATATACTATCTCAATATCATCACCATCATAAAATTCTATAATAGGATATTTAGATATATTTGAATCAAAAGATATCTTAAAGGCACCATCACCAGCTACTAAAACTTTCTTTGTTGATCTATCTAATAATTTATAAAATTTATTTTCCTTAACTATAGCTTCCCATATTTCATTTAAATTACTATCTTTAAAAGTTATATCATTTAAATCAGTTAATGTAATATCAGCTAATTTATTAACTATTATTTTAGGTAGTCCAGTATGTATTTTTCTTATTTCCATACCTAGTGTTGGAACACTTCCCCAAAATGAGAAATTATTATTTTGTAACTGCTTGTATAACTGCTCTAACTCATAACTATCTCCCCTATACCAAATCTTATTTTTAAATACGTTTGTTTCATAGTTCATACTTTCTTGTATATTAAAACTAGTTGTTTGAGCTTCTTGTATTCTTAAAAAGCTTCTCATAAAATTCCTCACTTTCTCTGTTATCTTCATTTTTCACCTCTATTCACTCCATATAACGTTTTTTATTATTCAATAACATTTTATACCTTTTAATCAAAACTAGCCTTAAATTTGATTGTAAAGCCATATTTCTACTCATAAATTTATTTTTAAGCTTTTTCTTTAATTTTAAAAACTGCGTAGAAGTATAGCCCTACGCAGTCTTTTTTATTGTTTTTAAACAGTTTTTAATAGTATTGAAATAATCTCCAATCCCCTAATATTTTTTTATTTTTATTTTTTTGAAAGTAATTCTATAAATTCTTTTTTAGCTTCTTCATTTTC